TCAATGAGTTCGCCGTATCTGACGGTAGTCGATGAAGTTGCCTCGCAATTTCCGACATAATCTCCTCCCTTCTGGCAGTATTTAAGAACACTGGCTCTGTTTCGAACGGATTGAATGTTAGGGTGCTGTCCAGCCACGTCGAAATGACGCTCGTCTCTGACGTCGAGTCTGTCGATCCATTCAGCGTAAGCGTGAAGATGGTTTCCCCCGTCCTCATGCTGCTCCAGTCCAACGCAATACCAGGCAGCACCTCTATCGTCCCTGAGGAACTCAAGTAGTAGCTCCTTGGTGAGAGTACCGCATTGTGGATAGGTGAGGAAGGCTCGTTTTGCATTGAAGCGAAAAGGCATGAATGCGGGCTGATAATATTACCAGCCCGCATCGCGGAAAGCGGGACCTTTATATAGGTATAAAAGGCCTACGCACTCATCGAAAAACTTTTGGATGGCACATCACGCGGTTACACTCGCTCGTCTTGCTGCGCCTTCTATTGGATACGCCGCTCAGCGTTATATTGCACCTGCGTATAGTCTCCAATCAGCGTTCGCTAGACCGCTAGATACTTCCAGAAAGAGACCACGCCTTCAGTTAATTGGTGGTTCTAATAAGCGTCTTAAATTAACTGATTTTAACAGCCTATCGCGATCCAGAACCCGTCGTGTTTTAATTTCCAGACGACGTTATATGCCCAGATTTAGACGTCGTACACGCCGTCGATATGGTCGCAAGAAGAGGTCGTTCGGCCGCCGCCGCGCGAAGAAGAATTTTAATCGCCGTGTTGCTTTTGCGTCAGAACCAAAATCAATGGAGTACTGCGTGCTTAACGACCAGACTCTCGCGGTTGGAGATGGAGTCTCCAAGACAGCTATCATCTGGACACCAATTTGCAACCTCCGTCAAGGGATCCAGAAGGACCAGTTCCTCGGTTCTTCCGTCTTCGTCAGAGGCATCTCAGTCAGAGCGGCGTTCTCGAATAACACGGACTTTCAAGGAATGATAGTCCGTATGTTCATGTTTCGGTCACGTATGCGTTCTAGTAATATGGAGAACGTCGGTGCCACCATGACCAGTGCAACTACGCCTGATACCGTACCAGTACAGACCGCTGATACTGGGTTTTTGAACCCACCGGTATTCTCGTACGCTACCAACCCAGAACGATACGTTGGTGTGAACGGTGCAGACAAGTTTGATACCACAAATATTAAGTTATTGAAGGTTAAGAAGGCATTTATCAACCCTGGTGGGGCAGGTGGAATGCCCAACATCGTTAAGTGGTGGTTTCCCATAAACAAAAGAATTGTTTTTGACGACCCTATCGAGGGAGATTTTTCTGCCACTGCTCCACACGGCAAATGGGGAGATTATTATTTGTATATGCAAGTTTTTAGTCCACTAGCTAGTGATGTTTTGTCTACCACTACTGTTCGTTTTGACATGAAACATGAGATTTATTTCAGAGATTGAATAAAGGCCTAGTTAGCTCCACGAAATCACAGTTTAGATTGAGCCATTCTCTAGAATAGGGAAGAGCTCCTCGAGGATCGAATTCTGGATTACATAACCAGATCGTGGGTTTTCCCCATTTGACAGTACGTTTCTTTCGGTACTTGTCAGTGAGGACGAACTCACGTTGACATCCAAGGAAGGATTTCCACTGGGGAAAGTACTTGATGTCGAAGTCGTCCAGGACGCAGTATTTGGCGGTGTCGCTATTCCAGTCGTCCAGATTGAACTGTCCACAGAAGTACATGTGCTCTCCGAGAGATCTTGCCCATTCGGTCTTTCCATACCGAGATGTTGATATAACCACGAGAGACTTTGGTCTACCCTCTACATATAGCAGAATACGTTTAGCCTTAGGGTTAGAGTCTGAGCAGCGCCCCGCAGGGAGCCCTGACTTATATTTTAACGGAGTGGACCGGTCATAGGACCGGTCGCGACACTCCCCCCCCGGGGGTAGGGGGGCGTAGAAGGGAAGGAGCTTACCTACATTGGACAGATTGGTGCTTACCCAGTCGAGAAGTCCCTGCGGTTCAACGAAGCTCGTGTACGGTGATATATATGGATCGCTCTCCTTTCTCCAATAGTGCTCAGCGAAGTATTGCACTCGTTCGAAATGCAGAACAGCGTCCCTAGGATAGTGTTGAATAACCCCAGCAAGAAATTCTTCTGTCCCTCTGGACTTTTCAATGAGTTCGCCGTATCTGACGGTAGTCGATGAAGTTGCCTCGCAATTTCCGACATAATCTCCTCCCTTCTGGCAGTATTTAAGAACACTGGCTCTGTTTCGAACGGATTGAATGTTAG